ATTACCAAATGCTTTGTTTGCATAACTTGTATGCATTGGTCTACTCATACATCCGTATCTTAATGCATCATATGCGTGATCTTCTACGTGTGTATTAATGTCTTCTGGATTACTATCATCTATTGGTAGTGTAGGAAATGTTCTTAGTAAGTTTCTACAACTAGAAAATATACGAATACCAGGTTCATTATCTTCAACCTTTAATCTTTTGTGGATTTCTAACTTTCCACTAATTCTACTTCTTGGAGTTCTATCAGAAGGTCTCCAACGGCATCCAGCTTGAATCATTGTTTCTGCAATGCTTGGACCCACATCACCTCTTCTTGCCCATGTACTAGCGTCTAAGACCCCGTAACGTATGTATTCTCCGTGTTCTAGGTCTATAACTTTTCTTGCAAATACATCTGCTGTAATCTTTTGAGTATACAATTCTCTATAAACCCATAGATTATTATCGTAGTCAATAGCAAACCATAAGCAACAAGCAGGAGAACTATAACCCCAGTCAGCAGCACGAAATCGCTGCCAGCCTTTAGGTATTTCAAAAGGTTCGACAACATGTACATCTCTGTCAAATTCTGAGAATGCTGCATTAGAAAATGCATCCCAGTCTCCATTTAAAAATTGTTTTCTCTGTACTTCTGGTAGTGATGATAACATTGCATAGTAATCATCAGTCTGCATAAGGTACGGATTATCTTGTAACTTAGCTGGTATAAATCTTCTTGTTATATATTTTATACCTGAGGGTGTAGAAATCTCTATGTTAAAAGCTGTGTTTGGATCTATAGGATCTACAAACATTTCTTTAACCCACTGTGATCCAACGTTACCTGGGTTACCTGTAGCCCTCATGTATACTGGTATACTTGGATCAACTGATCTAAGTGACGATCTTAGAAAATTATATATATCTGGCGAAGGATATTGTGGAAGTTCGTCTATTCCTATCCATGTGTATGATTGCCCTTGGTAACGTAAAACATCTGTCATGTTCTCTGCGTACCCGAACTCTATCTTTGCTCCTGACGGGAATCTCCACTCTTTTTCTTGCTCTCTCCATTTTGCTCCTGGAAATGCTCTTGAGTATAATCGTTGAGAATGATTAATCAAATCTCTTAACTCAGGCATTGTTCTTCTGAGTAATAGACAACGATGATGTTCTTTATGACAGTATCGTAGAGGATCTATTAACATGGCATATGATTTACCACCACCTCTTGCTCCACCGTAAAACACTTCTCGTTCTGAGGCTGCTAGAAAATCTCTTTGTGGACCTTCATTAGGTTTAAAGATTATATTCTGTGCAGCTAGATGTTCTTGAATATTTTCTGGAACATCTTCTATTACGTCTTGGGTTATAAGTTGCTGTTCTTTACCATCCAATACTTTGTCAATGGTTAACAATTTATCTTTGACATTTTTTGCATGGGCTTTGGCTGAACGTAGAGACTGTTCTGCCTTTGCAACTTTCTTACGTGTTCTTGCTATTGCTTGTTTAGCTGACTGCTTGGCTTTGGTTTTTACTTTCTTCTTTGGCTTTGGCAGCGGTATCTCTGGTAACTCTTTTTCTAAGTCCGACATATGATATGTATCTTTTCGTTTTTGCTGATAACCAAATAGCAACCTCTCGGTATGAACATGTTTTTAAAAATTCTTTTGCTTCTTCTAAAGCTTTTAATTCAGATTCTATTGGTTCAATATAATCTGTGTCTTCTGCTAGTTTATATCCAAATGGTATAGTTCTAGCTTTTCGTTTAATCTTGGACTGGAGTAACAATTGATTCCTGTACTTCGTCTTTTGCTGGTAATATAAACATACCATGTTTTAAATTCATATTAACATCTAATTGATCTTTCTTTACAATACCAATACGATCTAATATTTGTTTTGCTGCTTCCATTCTGATACTAGCATGAGGTGTTGTTCCATCCTCTTCTAGCATGTTTACCATTTTAGTTGCAGCCTTTGCAGAATGTATGGCTAAATAGTTTTCTGCTCGTTTAACAATCTCGTCTTTAAGATTACGTAGAACTTTAGGATATGAATGTTCTGAGTAACCTGCAAGCTCACCTGCTCGCTTTGGGTTTCCTTGTGCTTCTCCGAACAAAGCGTCTAGAAACTTCTCCTGAGTATCTGTTAAGCTTTTGTTTTGAGTCTTTAGAATAGTAGAATCCATTGTTTGCGTTTACAAGCTCCATGATTTCCTTAAATGGAAGATCCAAAGCTTTCTTGGTTAACATTGTTTTTAGTTTGCTGCTAATTTTGCTTCTAATTCTTTTAAGTTTTTAGCAGAAAAGTTTTTACCTTTAGCTTTTCTATCTTTCATATCTTTAATTCTTTTTTTAAATGATGCAACAGTCTTAGCGTCTAGATTAGATTTCTTTTTGAATGTGCCTTTATCAGCAATTCTAGTTTTCATCTTATCTCTGTTCTCGCCTTTACCTTTATTAGTCATAAAAGATCTTCCACCATAAGTGAAAGTACTCTTACCTGCTTTAGTAGCAGCATCGAATGTAGATTTAAATGATCTATCACTAATTTTAGTTTTAGCTGTATCTCTTGTTGCAGCTTTTGCATCTCTAAAGCTAGTTTCTGCAGCTCTCATCTTAGCTGATGCAGCTCTATTAGCTTTTCCAGACTTAACTGAAAGTTCTTCTGATCTTTTTTTTGGACTTCCAAAGATTTTTTTCAAGAACTTAGGAGTTCTTTTCTCTTTTTCAGCCATTGATAGTCTTGCCATAATTTTTATATCCTTAAATTGTTAAACTTTATGGGAATCCTAGGTGTTCCCGATAAAATTGGTACAGTTTAGTGATGACCCGTTGTGCATGTATGCATGCGATTGTGTTTGTGTGCCCGTTTAAAGTGTACCTGATTCTAGTATACACACGATATTGACTTTTGTCAAGTATTAATTTAAGATTATTTGTAATCTGCGACACTTTTGTAACATATCAGCATTGACAAAAGTAAAAAGGAGGTGTATAATAGTATTGAAGATACTACGGGGGGGTTTTATATATAATATATACCTATTTATACATACCCCCTAGGGAACACCCAAGCATATTGCCAAGAGATTTACAGAATATTGAGTGCATAAATGTAGCCACTAGGTGGTTTACAGGGGAATTGGGTATTTTAGCATAATCCTATATATCTACCAGGCAGCAGGGGGGTGGTCACTCGTGTACCCCTAGTATAAATCAAGGGTAATCGCAAAAATAAAAAAGTTTCCCCCCAGAATATAGTCAGGGGTAGCCCTAGTTTAATTGTGGTTTCGTTTGGTGGGGAAATTGGGGGTTATGAAATTTTGTACCCTAGTATCAACCTTGTTAATCACTATTAATTATGTATAGGAATTATATATAATTGTTATACCTAGTTTAAAATAGAGCTCTATTTGTTATGTTATAATATAACACTTTTAAAAATTCCAAAAAAAAACCCCAGATGATTAGTCTGGGGTTTTAAGTGTTAGCTAGTTTTATTTATGCGATCTTTTTATTTTTACCTATTGAAGTTTTTTCTAATTCACCCTCAACATTAACTTGATAATCAATACTGAAATTTCTCATAGCTTTATAATTAGCCCCTTGAAATAAAGTATCAATCAAACTTAATTGCTTCATTGTTTCTTCATCAACCAAATCAAAAAATTTAACATTTGGTTTAGCTGAATAATCTAAAGCTTTATTGAATAACTTATAAAAGTTTTTAGCTGTATCTTTAAAAGTTAATTCAACTTTATCATCTTTAGTTTTTGGTTTTCTCGGGTTTGGGTTTCCATATTCAACATTATAAACCCTATCAATAACACCAGTATTTACTTCAACTAATGTTTCATCAGTATTTGGTTTTTTATTGATTGATGATTTTTGACCCTCTTTTTTTTCAATTATAAATGGCGTTGCAATTTTACTCATCACAAAAACTTGTGAATTTTTTGCATCAACATCAAATTTATTTGGGTGGTCAACCATCATTAAACCCAATTTAACAGCACGAGTACAAACCATCTCAAACGCTGAATTGGGGTCAGTTTTACGATTATAACCTACCAATGAATAACAATGTTCTCTTAAAGCTTTCATTTGGATTTGGTTTTTTTTATCATCAGTATCAGTATTTTTTTCAGTTAGTTTTTTATATTCCAAAACTAACTCTTTAACTGAAACTGATATTTTTGGTAGTAATACTTTCATAATTGATGAAGTATTTTTTAAAGCTAAAGTTAAATGCGTTTTTAAATTCACATTTGAGTTAGCTTGTTCTATTGGGCTTACTTGTTTTTTTGTTTTTTTAACTTCAACATATTTAAAATCTTCGTTAAAGTTTTTTTCTATTTTAGTCATATTTACCTTATTTAGATTAACCAATTTATATTTATAAATTTTTAAATTAATCATTAATAAAGACCTTATATGTAAGGTTTTTATGCGTCAAGTTAATATTACTATTTATTTTAATTTATTCATTTTATAAGGGTTTTTTGTATATGTTCTATTTTTGTTCTATTTCTTAACAGCTGTTAATTTTTAGAACATAATGAGAACATCAACCCTTGATTGTATTAGTGCGATTGATAATCATTCTCAACTAATACCCTATGCAAAAACAACATATGTCCTTAGTGCATAGCTTGATATTGACCTATGCGTTTGACACATACCTCAATAAGTTGTAATGTTATACTATAACAACTTAACAAATAGAGGTAATAAAATGAAACAAACAACACAACAAAAACTAGATGAGATTAATAGAGATATATTTCAATCTAATTTATTAAATAAATTTGATACTTTAAATACTATTATGAGTGCATTTTTATTTATAGCAATAAAAGATAGTACACTAAAAACAATGACAGCTAATGAAATAGAGAAGATTAGCCCTGTTGTTAATAGTATAGCCAAAACAATTAATAAAAATATAAATGTTTAATACTCTTTTATATGGTGGGCTATCTCTAATTGTAATTGGTTTTATTATTCTAATAATTTCAATAATAAAATTGAGAGCAATAGAGGTAGAAAAATTTAAACAACAGGAATTACATAAGTCATTTATGAAAGCGAGGAAAATAAATAAATGAATAGAATATACAAATATAAAAAAGGTAGTTTTATGGATAAGTTATGGGATTTTATACATATAAAAACAAATATAGGTATGAATTTTATTAAAATAAAATGGCTTATAAAATATGGTACTTGTGATCCAAGTAAAATATATAAAATAGGTATGAAGAAATGGCAAAAATAATTACATTAGTATCAATAGGAATAGTTGTTTATTTACTATTGAATTACATGGCTAAATCAGTCGGATTATAAAAATCTAAAACAAATAAATGGAACGCCCAAGCACTTGACACAGGTTAAGTGCTTTGGTAAGGTCATTGTATAACAAAGAGAAAGGAAAAAGTTATGCAAAAGACATTGTTAGTTACATTTTGGTTGACGATATCTTTATTGACAGTCGCAACATTTATGTAAAGGAAGAAGTATGACAGAAGAAAAGGTCTAAGCCCTATCGGTAGCAATATCGGTAGGGCTTTTTTTTGTCTGTACTATTTGACACAACAATATATCCTTGATATAGTATAAGAATAACAAAGGAGAAAACTATGGTAGATCAAACACTACAAGAAATAGCTGAAGTTCAATCAAAAAACAAAGCTATCAATCATGACAAGCAAAATACTATCAAGTTAAATAAAGCTAAAGAAATTTATAAAGATAGTAATGGGCTTGATAATATATCAGAGCATTTGATGAAACAATTTAATGAGATATTAAGAACTTAACTTGACACATCAAGT